AAATAGAGTTCCATGTCAGAAATGGACCCCCTCAACACAACAATCATATTTTCCTTGACAGTTTCCCCTGCACTGTTTATCGGGTCATACCTTGCGCCTTCCAATCCGGTCATGCCAGCCGTGTCAGGCCCAATGATCTTCAACCAGGCATAATCTGGATTATTTTTCAGGTCCCCAACAGCAACATATTTCATCCGTCATCCTCCCAGCTGAAAGACTCGTCAAATGTCCAGGCCCCGTGGGGGTGGTCGGTGCTGTTCTGTAAATACCTTTTGCGAATGCCTTCAAGCAGTTTGTCAAATGTCCGCTTTGCTGAATTTTCCTTCAAGCGCAGTTGCGCAAGGTCCTCAATACTTCCTGAATACTCCGAAAAGTTACCCTGCAGCAGAAAGCCCAGGCAGTACATCTCCGCCCCAATCAGAACAGCATCAAGGTCAAGATCAGGCACAGTCGTGGTCAGCTCACCGTCCAGGCCTGCAATCTTCAATAGTGTGCCCCCGGAAAGCGAAACCGCATACAGGCCAGACCTGATCCCCTCATCAAGTGTGGTGGTCGTAAAGACCAGGTTTATTTCATCTCTCAGCCTCACTTCCAGCCTATCGCGCAGGTCAGTGTGGTCAGTCATTGATTATGCCTTCTTTGCCCTTGGTTTATAACTTCGCTTTGGCTTGGCTTCGGTCGCTTCGCTCTCAGGCTTCGCTTCTGCCAGCTTCGCCCTGGGTTTATTCCGTACCGCGTCCACCTGCGCAGGCGTGAAGATTATTTTCTTTCCTTTCGCATCCACCACCACGAAATACCCGTTCTCGCGCATTTTCCAGGCCAGTGCTGGTTTACCGGTCAGCATTTCCGCCAGTTTTTCCTCATCCATTTCTTTTTCCTTTCCTCGAACCTGGTCGCCGGAAGAACTTTTCACTCTTCCGGCTGCCCCAGGTGCTCATGCCAGCCTTCCCCTGGCTGGTTTTATTTATTTCTCAACCCGTCCTCCAAAGCAGTGCCCAGGATGTAGGCCGCAATCACGGCCACAATCCCGGCCACCTGCTCAGCGTCCAGCGGAAATTCAGGCCACCAGTTCTGGACGACCATAAAAATCAGGCCAATCAAAGCCGCCCAAAACTTCCGCGAAGTCAGTAAATATTGAATTTTGCTCATTTCAACCTCACAATCTTTGTTCAAAGCTCAGCACTGCGCCGTACAGCGAAAAAGAAGTACTTGCGGCTGCGTCAATGCTTAATTGAAGCCAGTAAACGCAGTTATCATCCATCCATTCGGGGGTTGCCAAACTCACCGTCATTCGGTGTGAACCAACGGCTAACCGCTCAGCGGCTATGTCGTGGCTTGAGTCAAGCGTGGTGGTCACCGCTTCGCCGGTTGCCGCGCCTGCGCTTGATACAGTCATCTTGTTCAACACAGGTGCCGAAAAATCATCCGCAGCCGCCCCGGCAATCTTGTACATCACATCAATACTTTTTAAGTAAGTGCCCTGGCGGTATGCTTCTGAACTTGGCAGTAATATCGGCAAATACAGCGCAAAAGAGCTGTCCGCCGTGGACCTGGTCTCTGCCACCACGTTTGATGACACGCCCAGCGTCCAGGTACCGCCTGCCTTCCCGAAAAGGCCTGGCGGTAGAAATTGATTAATTTTTGTTACTTTGAATCCCATTTCATATTCTCCTATTACCCAGCCACCACACTCTTGTGCAGCGGTCGGAAATCGTTTACCCACACACTCAAAAAGTGCCTCACCTTCAGGCGGTGCTCATCATTCATAAATACCGCCGGCGAAAGTTCATCACCTGCCACAAAAATTTCAGGCATCAATCCAAATCTTTCTGCAACGAACACTGCCGGCGCTACAACCGGGTCACAAACAGCGGCCCAGTCGGTCGAATCAGTCCATTCCGGCACAATTATTGGCACTGCGGTGCCCTTCAGGACATTGTCATAGGTGTAGGTTGCTTCGCGCACAAACGACCCCTCACAGATTTCCCAGGCTGTCTTGCCCAGTGCCCTTGGCACCAGCATAAACTTCGGGTTGATTGCCATGGCAGGTCCGGTCCCGTAAAAACCGAGTTCATTCTTAATCAGCATCGGCTGCACGTAAACAGCCTGGCAGGCCGCATCCCACGCGGTCGCGTCAAGTGCAGTGGTCAGCAGGTTGGCGTGTCCGCCAGCAGTCGTCACTGCGGTATTATTGAACAGCGCACCCCCGTCCGCCATCGTCGGTCCAACCCCCACGAAAATGTCACTCACCAATTCGCTTATTTTCCTCAGTCCCGCGCTGGCCAGTTCCCTGGCGTAGGCACGCAACTTCCTGGTTTCATCCCGGTCAATCAGTTCCAGCGTCAGCGGAATATAACCACCGTACTTGGTAAATTGACTGGTCTCAGGTGAATCACCCACCGGCAGTTCTGTGTATTCTGCGCCTTCCAAAACAACAGGCAGGCTTCCCACCGTTCCAATCAGTGTCCCGGTGATGTCGTTCAGCGTGCTGAAGTGTTCAACCGTGACAATATTCCGCCACCAGTCATAACCGGCCCTACCCAGCTCACGCCAGGTCTTGGCCACAATCTTGTTCAGCGCATTCTTTACCAGGCCCGTAAAATCGGCAGTGGTTGCCAGCTGGATTCTATCCGGGTGATACCCACCGTGCAGGTCCTGGTCACCGGTCAACGACAAATACAGTTCCCTGATGCCCGTCAGCCTTGGTACATACAGCCCGGCATATTTTTCTTCCCTGTCCACCCCAAACAAATCATCCACGGCCACCTGCAGTTTATCGCCTTCGTTGAACATCGATTCAACCCTGCCCTTGGCAATGACCGTGCCGGCCGCAGTGAGCTCTGAAAGCATCGCTCTCTGGTCCGAAATAGCCTCTTCCAATTCCTCTGCGGTGAATTCTTTACCTGAAAATTGCTTTCGCAGCCTTTCCTGCACCGGCCTTGGCAGTTTCGACCCCCTCAATCCGGTTTCCAGGTTCCATTCAGCCATCTGCTGGCGCATTTTCCTGGCCTCATCCAGCTGCGCCTGCAGTTCTCCAACTTCCTTACTTACATCAATTGATTTTTCCTCTTCATTCATTTTATCTCCTGAGGGATAGCGGGCTCCACCCGCATCCCGAATGCCCGGTTCGTTGGAACTGGGCTCTAATTGATTCAAACTTCGAATAAACTTGCCACCCCTGGCCGGGTTATAGACCAGGTCGACCGAGTTCACCTTCAATATTTTGCTGACCTTTCTATCCCGCCCCTGAAAAACCAGGTCCGCTGAAAAACCAATCCTTGCTTTCTCCCCTGCAGTCAATGATTTTCCAATTTCTGCCAGCATCCCTGCGCTGGGTCCAATGGGTTTAAGGTTTGCTTTTATGCCTTTGCTCTCGTCATCCCAGGCCGGGTTTTCAATTACCCCTGCAATGTCTCTCACTGAGCGGTTCGACATCGCGTGGTCAATAAAACATTCGACCCCATCCCAGAGCGCCAAGGATTCCTGCAGTACTTCTGCACTGAATGCCCACCCATTCCCCACGCCCTCAGTAATGGTGATGATTTCAAAACCATCCTTGCTTGCTACTTCCAGAGCCAGTTGCTCTCTTAATTCTTCTTCCATTCGCTCACGCTCCCTGTCCTTTTAAATCCCCGGTTTCGGGGTCTATTTTGGCCTGTTCCTCATAGCTGGGTTTGCTCACAATTTCCCTTCTATCAATACCCGTCCCCCTCTTGATCATTTCCTCAATATCGATTGCTTCCCCAGTGAACTTGTATACCAACCTCAATACTTCCTGGTGGTCAATAATGCCCATGTCATACAAATCAAAAACTACCGTTTTGATTTGATTTCCAGCCATAGCCAAAGCTACATTATCCCTGGCAGAGATATCCGCCGCATTAACATCAAACCCTTCATTCGGGTTCAGCTTGTAATCCACCAAAGCCCGTCTGTTTATCGCAATCTGCACCAGGTCCCTGATGATCCACATGAAAACCTGCTGCCTTTGCTCATACTTGCGGTAGGTTGGCCCACCAGCCGCCTCCGCTGTGGTTCGCGTGGCGCTCTCAGGCTCCGCCAGAAAGTGCATCGGGATACCAGCCCCAGATGCGATCATCTTTTTCAAGGCGATACCGTCCGTGCTTGCGTCCAGCGCTTCCAGCTTCGG